CGCAAATCTAGATATTCAATAGATATCCTTTTTATAATATAGCACCTGAAAAAGAACGTGGAAAAATAGTTCTTTCTTCAGAGCACACCCCCCCATGAAGAGAGATGGGCTCTGCAGGCTATTCAGTGATGACGTATGGACATCCCGTCAAGAAGCCAAACTGAAAATCATCCGCCACTGCCCTCCAAATAAAGAAGTTAGGTGGCTTGGCTGCATCAGAATTGCTAAAGACGAAACTCTGCCAACACACTAGAGGGAGAGCAAATACGTTAGAATCGTTTGCATCATCGTTGGTTATAGCAAAAGCACAACTACGATGCATAATCGTATTACAATAATACGGAACAGAAACCTCGTAAATGCCATCCCTTCCCGAAACGTGAAAATTTTGCGCAAATGAACCGCGAGCTTCTGGGCCCAAATCTGTGCCCAGGAAAATTTTACCGGGCCAATCCTGTTTTACATCAGTTCTACAGTCAAGAAAAAAAGACTGAGGAGCAGAATCATTAAAACTCAAGGCAGTCTCTGCAGTTGGAGCGATATTAAAAATATCTCTCGACTTAATACGCATACCACCACGGAAATAAGCAAAAATTGCAGAAAAATAAGAATAATAATCGCAATTCAAAGTCTCAAATCCTTTCGCGGCAGTACCCGAATTAAGTGATCTCCCAACCACAGCCCAAGGCCGAATTGAAATGACACTGCCAGCAGGTAAACCAGGAGTGTCGGTTGTTACACGGTTGAAACGCTGCATCAATTGTTTAATTGACACAATTTTCTCGCCCACGGAAGCTAAAGCAGATTCCGCGTCATCAACTGGTTGTTTTTTGAAAAGTTGAACAGAAGACTCTTCATGCATCTGTTGTTCTTGTCTAGTTGGGGGCATCCACATTAATGCTTCAGCCCTTTCACTAGGCGGAGCAGCTGCCACTACACCCAAAGCAGGCACAAATGGCACACCAATAGGAACCGCCAACTCAAAATCATCGCCAGCGGAGAATTCAACAATAATCCCAACAGTATCCGAAACCAAAGTATTCGGACGCTGCAAGGCATTGATGACCTCCACAACAATATATCCCGGAATATGATTGGGAAGAGTCCCAGTAATAGTAGGGGAATAAGAAGTCGGGTCCACACCGCCCACCAGGGACCAAGGTGCCCAGTAGACAAAAGGAACAATAAACTCAAATTCAGATCGTTCACGAATATCAACAATCTCACTATAGCATTTATCCAAATCCGGCAAATCACTAGCATAATAACTTCTGGCTCCGGGTACGTAAGCAATACGCAACCTACCAGAATGATAATTAGTTTTGACAAACCGAAAATTAAAACGCAAAGAACCTCTCCAACGACGGAAAAGCTTTGAGACATATGAAACGTGAGGCGAAATGAAACATCCAGGATACAATACAGCATTGGAAGCCGGACGACTATGTAATGGTGTCGCCGGATAACAACGCAATGCACCCGTAGATGAAACACTCCACGAAAAATCATCAAGATAATTTGGTGTTCCACAGATGTACTTAATAGCCATCTCATCAACCTCTGAACCAAAAAGTGGTGCAGCTGGTAAAGCAGCATTAGCGTCAACAGACAACGGTTTTGAAGTATCAACACCATTGTAGTTAGCCATATTTCGCGCCAAGTTGACCGTCATAGGGGACAAGGGAGCTTCACTTGTGGGTTTCGAAAAACCAAACAAGGTCGCAACATCTCTGACTCCACGAGCGGCCAACCCAATGGCTGAAGAATAGCCCCCAATTAAGGGAACGTCCTTTGCTGCCATAGCAACTTTGCCAACAGAATCCGCAACTCCTGATATTGGACCCATACTGGCACTTTTAGTCTCACCACTTCCAACCATAGCCTCAGCTCTCTCAACACTCTCATCCTCCAGACGACCAGTAGGAGGCGTGATGGCATAAGTGGAAATACCTGTGGGAATTTGAACGGACACGTTTTTAAAGCGTGCCCACACAGTTCCAGCAACATTTCCAGTACCACCAGCCAACTGACCATATACTATACCCTGCAAAGAACCCACTGAAAATCTACGTTTTGTTAAAGGCAAATAAGCCAAGGGACAAACAAAAGGAACAGAAATGGTTAAAGTCTGGGTGGTAGCTAGATCAAGATCAGCATGAGGATAACCGGTTAAACCAGTCAACGTCAAAACTGAAGTATGAACATTGTTATCAGCCCAATTCGCACGATAAGGAACGAATACACACAACAACCGTCCCTGTTGGAATGGTTGCGCATTGACTTGTATCCGAAACTCCATATCTCCTCGAAAAAAAGTAAAACCTGACAACTTCTCTTTGACTGCTGGTTGAACAAACAAAGCATTTGGAAAATCGTAATAAAACAAAGAAGCATTAGGGGTTAAAGTTGGTGTCCAAGTAAAGGTTCCAATTTTGTATGGTCTCTCCAGAAATGAAACAACAGAATGATCTTTCTGCTCCATTGCCACAGCTGCCATACCAATTGAAGTAGCAACCGGTTGCAATAAAGAAACCGGCACTGGCGGAACCTCATCTTGAAACGTAACAATCTCCTGAACTAATGCATCTGGTGTCACATCATTAACTAAATTTGGTACAATTGATTCGGCAAGTGAAGAATTTTACGTCAAACGTCAATGGATCACTCAATCCACAAACATGACGGACCGGGATGATAGCCTATTATTTTAAAGTGCGCACACATTCATCCTCTAGAAGTAAATACTTCTCGCACTAGCTGACATTGAAAGACAAAGACTGGACAAAAAAACCCCGTGGGAAAAACCATGCCATCACCAATATAACAACTACTCAGAATCGGGCTTTGCTGCTGCCTCTATTTCGGTCATCTCGAAGCAGCCCCTCTCTGAGTTTTGATACCCAATAGCCAACTGTTGATATTTGTAAGCGTCCAACACTCGATACGTATAAAACGTCTCGAACACCGGGCGCTCACAAAGAACCTCAGAAGCCTTTTTAAGCTTATTCACTTGCTGAAGAAAAATTTCTTCAGGGTATTGTGCAAGTTCATAAGCCGCGGTTTCCACGTTGTCTTTCGTCAAAGACTGATGATCGTGAGGGCCGCGAACCCATTGGGGCATGTCCATTATCGTATCCATGGCTAATGGGGCCATGTAGCGACACATATCTGCATCATATCGAAACTTTCGTTTCAAAAAAGACACATCAGAAATCGCTCGATCTTCTAATGGCAACGGAACTTCACTCTTCAGCTCATCCGTTATTACCATGCCAAGCTCTCGATAGACGTCCTGCATATTATCAAAATGAAAATATTCAGACGCCTCTCCTGTCAGTGAAACAAGAAAATCATCTCCATAATTTTGAGTACGCGTATGCTCATGAAAAGCACGCATACTACTCAACTCCGGTCGTAGATCAGCCATAATAATTAACCACACCATTCGCAATGCAATGGAGTTATAAATAGAATTAACAATCACAGTCATGGGATTACCCGAAGGCTGGCTTTGACACCATCCATAGGCAAAATCTCCACACAAATGATTAGAATTCACAATATCACTCCACAACACCTTGCGAATTAAATCGTGACCATCATCATACCAATCATTAATGAGATCTAAAATAGACCACAAAATTCCGGCATTGAGCGTTCCATCATAGTTCGTAAAATCTGCCGCAATAACAGGACCAGCCCGGTTCGTCAACTCCTGGGCTATCTGGTTCCACTCCATAGAGTAGACATTCACTCCAACGCAAGACTCAAAAAGAATGCGATTTTCCATCATGTGAGCACAAAAACCCAAAAAATACTTTCGAAAAAGTATATTAAAGTCCATAGGCCCACAAGAAAACAATCGCGTCTTTCCCATCTCCACTTTTAGGTGGGGTCGTCTTTCGTCTTTGAGAACATCAACCCACAGGGTTGGAACTCTCTTTCCGTCACTGGCTGCAGTCTCTCTGTCATGCAGAGCTCGAAGCAATTTAGGATGGTCGTAAACGAACTTTTCGTCCACACCCAACCATTCTTCCTTACCTCGGCAGCCACTCTTCGTCTTCTGATGTATCCAAGGATAACCAGGGGATGATCTGCGGGAAATGGCACCCAAATAAGGGTCCCCTTCAACTCCAGATATTGCTTCTTCGTAGGACAACACTCTACGGTAATTACTCTTTCGAGAATTCACCATATTGCGCACGTCCAACACTGCAATATCAAGGGGTCTACTAGGGACCGATACTGGATTCACATCGGCTTTCAAGATAGCTTTCGTCATGGGATCAATAATTTGATTATTGAGCACACTCCTAAACCTATTCAATCTTGCCGGTGCAGTCGTGCTTGGATGGCCTTCAATCTTTCCATAAAGAGGAGACTTTCGTAACTCCGTCTTATTGTACTGAACAACTGGATCTTGGATTACTCCAAAATCCATAAAGGCACCTCCAAAACGATTTCCACTGACTTTAGCCTCAAATTGAAAACTTCGGACAGGTGGATCCATCTCTATGACCTCAACTAAATCACTTTCAACATCCAATTCCGGACAGCAAATTAGCGCATCGGCAACAATAACATCATTGTGCTTTAGCGCCAATTGCAAAAGAAACTGAATGTGTTCTTGTGAAACAGGAGAAGCCATACCGCAATACTCTGTGTCGACTCGTCCGGCACAGTGTATTCCACAAATCTTCCTCTGGTGCTCCATGCTCATCGACATGAGCAACGCACCACAGTCTCCTTGAGTCGTCTCAATGTTATACTTGAAAAATCTTCTCACGCTACTAATATCCTTACCTTTGTAAGTCATTATCAGTTGTTTATCCATACCAACACACTTATCAGTGACATAAATGCCACAAATAAGCTCTGCTGCCGGTAAGTATCCAACCAACATGGCCTTACGAACTTCTCGGAAATTCTGCACGTCGACACGATCGATAAAATGTTTAATAATATCTCTATGCTGACGAATATGTCGTGGGAAAACAATCAAGCAAACATCACGCTCTCCATACAAAGGATGAGTATCCTCCGCACGAAGAACAATTAAATCCTTGACCATAACTACAGTGCCATCTTTGCACATCGCACCTTGAATCCGCAACATTGGTTGCTTCCTCAAGGCAAAAATGATGTGCTTGTTTGTCACTGCAATTCGGCCTCGGATAAAAGTCGCTGTAATGGCATGCTGCCATTTCTCGTCTCCTCGAATGTCGGCGGCCTCGTCCTCAAAACTATCCTCTCTACGGAATTGAATACTAACCATGTTATTACGAATAATCGTAGTTAACAAACTTCTAGCATTCTCATCCAAAAGAGCGGTAGCCTCGGCTCTCTCAACCTCTAACGCACTGTCCAAACTCTCTCTGACAGCATCTGGTCTTCCTTTTCCAAGCTTTCGCGAGCCAGAAAGACCAACTTCACTCACCTCTGTAAACGAAGTAGGGGCCAACTCCACCGTAGCGCGTTTTACCGCTGCTTTGGTTTTATTGTCCCCTGATGCCTCCGCTTGAGCTCGTTTTGGTGCTGATCGCGTCTTCGCATCTCCGGAAACTTCCGCCTCTCCAGTTGTCACCAACTGAACCTGCTTGTCATCAGTAAACTTAAACGTCAAAGGTTTACCAAGGGCATCTAATGGCTTTCTCGTCGTTCCGTCAGCATTCTCATACAGCAACTTCGGATTCAACTTCTGTGGTTTGCTCTTCTTCTTTCCAAAAATGGCACTCATTGCCAAATTCATCAAATAAATTAAACCGGTCAAAAAGAAAAGAGCAAATGCAACTGTCATCGCCTGCTTCAACACCTGAAGAAACACCTCGTACGTCTCATACACCGATTCTACGAATGCACTGTCGCATATCCGTCTCCAGTTTCGTCTCGTCACTTCCGCAATTATCGCCTGATAATTCTGTGTCGTTTCACGCGCTTGCACCAAAAGTCGCTCCAATTTCGTCTCGCAATTGTTTCTACACACTAGCGGAAAAACAACTTCTTCATCTTTCACTGGGGCCAACGAACAATACACACGCGCAAAAGTATCCGCTCCCTGCTCGGGAACTTGCTCCGCCTGAGCATAGGCCACCACCAACGAATGGGCCACGTCTGCATACAGCTTCTTCGGGAGATACAAACACTTCGCATTGTAAATTTCTTCACATCTTCGTCTCTCTTCCAACGACAATCCTGTGACTGATAGATCACCAACTATCCTGGGAGGCAAAGTATTCCAATCTTCCAACTTGAAGTGCGCATACTCATCCATTGCGTGCCTTCTCACGACGCGCCGATAAACCCCACTGAGTGCTGACCCCAGTACTGGGGACGACCAAATCCAGGAAGGCTCCTGATTTAACTTCTCACAATGGGTGATGAGTCTCCGATACGTCACACGGTCCACTCTCTCTGTCTGTCGACTGCGCAGCCCTCTTGGGTCCTGCATATGCTCAACTATTCGCATGGGTACACTTCTCACATCATCACCTCCGCGCATCATTGCCTGTGCTCGCTCAACAACAGAACCTCCAATCTGCTCAAGTCTCACCTG